GGCAATTTTTACAAATTGGTGATGTAGCTAAAAAAGCCTCACAAGCACTAGGTATTGACTTAAATGATGCGGTAAATAGACTAACTCGTGGTATTACAAAATTAGAGCCTGAATTACTAGATGAATTAGGTATTTATACTAAAATTGGTCCTGCTGTAGAAGAATATGCTCGTAAAATAGGTAAAGCAGAAGCTAGTTTAACAGATTTTGAACGTCGCCAAGCCTTTGCAATTGCAGTCCTAGATGAAGGAAATAAAAAGTTTGGAGAAATTGATATACCAGCTAATCCTTATCAACAACTAGAAGCTAGTATACGAAATCTAACACAAGCTGGGCTTGAACTAGTAAATAAATTCTTATTACCTATTGCAGATGTATTTGCAAAAAGCTCTACACTACTTACAGTTGCGCTGGGGGCTATTGCTATAAAACTTACGCAAATGGCAATACCAGCACTTACTAGCTGGAGAAGTGAATTATTAGAAAGTGCAAAGGTAGCAAAAGACAAGTCTCAACAAATTAATGAAGCATTTGGAGAACGATTTGTTGATCGTATTAATGCTAGTTTTAAAGTACCAGAACTAAAACAAAATTTAACTAATGTAGAACAGCAATATCAAAAAAGCCGCGAACAGCTATTAAATATAGATAAAGACTACGCTGAAAAACGCAGATCTGCAGTATATAAAGCTGCTCGTGATCCTGGTGCTTTAGGCTCCATGAATGATGCTGCCCTAAGCAAATTGTCTGGCCAAGTACAAAAAGAAATTACTGCACAAAATAAATTAGGTACTGATGCTGCAAAACTACAAGTAATAGCCTTACAAGAATACAAACAAGCAATCTTACAGGTATTACAAGCAAGAAAATCTCTTACTATAGCAGAAGCAGGTGCACTAAAACAAGCTGAAGCCGGCCCAAAAACTTTTGCAGAATGGCAGCGTGAGCAAATTTCTAGAAAGGCAGGTGCTCGTGCAGAACGCTTGGGTATACTTGCTGCAATCGGTGAAAATGTAGAAGTGCTAGGGTTTACCGAAGCGCTTAAAAAAATGAACGAAGAAATTAAAAAATCCAGAGACATGAATGGTTTGGATAAATTAAGAACTCGTATACAAGGCACATTTACAGCCGGAATAACTGCTGTTAGCATATTTTTAAGATCAATTGGTACAATTGGTCAAGTAATAGCAGCAGCAGCAGCAGCTTTTGCAGCTTTTGACAGCTATATGAGTAGAAATACAAAGCAAGTTCAACTTTTCAATGAAGAAATTGAGAAGAATACTAAAGTTGTAGAAAATTCTCAACGAATGCTAAAGCTATATGTTGGTAGTATTACTACAGATAGTTTATCAGCAGTAAGTACTTCTCTAGGAGAACTAATAGACGGGGTAGATGCACTAACTAAAAAATTACAAGATACTCTAACTAACCAAGGTTGGTGGGATAGTTTAAAACAAAGCGTTCTAGGGTTTTTTGGAGAAGGAGTACAAGCTGATTTTGCTACGCAGATTGCTAACAACTGGACTCAACAAATTGCAAGTATTCCAGAAAGTGAAGCTAAAGAAGCGGTTAAAGAAAAATTACGAAGTATTTTAAATATAACTGATTTAACTAGTGAAAATATTCGACGAGCAGTTGCAGGCTCAAAAAGTCCTACACAAATAGTTACTAGTGGGCAAGGAGAAATAGGCTCTGCAGCCGCTGAAGTACGTCGTGCAGGTGGTGCAGCAAATGCAACTCGTGAATCTATAAATAACTTAACAAAAGCCAGTCAAGAACTACAAAATACTTTTGCAGATACTAGTCCCCTAACCAAATTTGCAGATGCTTTAATAAAATCTTCTTTTGATATACTAGAAAGTTTAAAAGATATGCGTAGTGGCATAGCTGCGTTTAAAGAAATTTTAGCTAAACCTGCAGCTTTTGCTATGCTTGAAATGGGCGATATAAAACAGTTCCAAGATATTGTAAAAGCACAAGAAAATTTACTAAAAGCAGAAAGAGAAAGAGCTACTCTTCAAAATGACTTATCAGTATTGCAGCCCCAAATTACAACTGGATTAGCGGCTACTCGCGGAACATTTTTTGGAAGACAACAATTACAGCAAGCAGAACTACTGCCGGGTCAAAGAAACATAAAAGCTGTAAGTAGGCTTATACTTAAACGTGAAGATATTGAAGAACGTATACGTGAACTAGATACTAAAATTTCTGAAGCTGCTGATAAGGGTACAGCTACCGCATTTGAAGCAATTAGAAAAGTATTTGTTGATAATATAATAAAAGGTTTTGATCTACTAAATAAAGCCACGGAAATAGCAAAACGACAAGGAGTTATCCAAGTAGGTCAAGCAATTATTTCGGGTATTAGCGGACCAGGTTCAGCAGCAGTAGCTTCTAGTTTAAAACAAAAAGAACTTGACTTACAGCTTCAACAAATTAATACTATGAGCAATTTAGCAGATCAACTATTGCTAAATACCTTAGCAGTTGAGCGTGCTACTGCAGCCAGACAAGCAGAAGAATTAGGAAGAACAGCAAATAATTTTGGTTTTGAAGTAACTGGTCAAAATGCTTCAGAATATTTAGCAGCTAAAAGATTAGCTAGTGATTTGGGCAGAGTTAGTCAAATAGTTGCTGGTGGTGGAAGAATCACTGGCGAACAAGCGACAACTATGGAGCCTGGTGCTGGAAAGTTTGCTTTACAACGAGCTACTAGACAGTCTGGAGAAGATATTGCCAGACAAGGTATACTAACACAAAAAGAAATTGATAGACTTAATTTAATAGTTGCCTTAGAAAATGAACGTAGAGCTGTCCAAAAAGATACAGAAAGATTAACAGCACAAAGAGTTGATAATGCTCAAAAAATTATAGGACTACAAAATTATAGTATTACCCTACTTGCAGAAGAGCAGCTTAAAGCCCAACAACAAATTGAACGTCAACGTCAATTTGAAACTCAAAAACAAGCTTTTAATGATGTAAATTTTGAAATAACTAAAGATATAAAAAGAGAAGAAAATTTAAGAGGTAAAAATTTAATAGAAGAAGCAAATATTGTTAAAGCAATAATACAATATAAAAAAGAACAGCTAAAAGAACTAGGAAGACAACAAGGTATAGAACGTAATATATTATTTATTCAAGATGCTCAACAACAAATTGCCGCAAAAAGTGCTTTAGAAACGTTTCGTAGAACAAGTGCAGCCGAAAGCAGGTCTAGAGTTTTATCAAGTGTAGAAAATGAACTACAAACAGAACAACAATTATTAGATATAGCTAATGAACGCGGAAGATTAACTCCAGATCAATATGCACAATCTAAAAAGTCACTTGACTTAAAAATATTAGATTTAAATACCACGCGACAACAAGAGCAAGTTCAAAATAAATTAGTAGACGCCGAAACAAAATTAAATGATGAAATTAGTAAAGCTGTACTAGCAGCCACGGAACAAAACCCAATTACTCCTGAACAATTAGCGCTATGGGCAGAAAGAAGATCAGTAATTGAACAAACAGCTAATGATGAACTATTAGCAGATAAAAAAATTGCAGAATCAAAAAGACTTCTTATAACTCTACAATATGATTTAACTGATCGACAAAAAGCCTATACTGATATATTTAAAAATAGTTTTAATAGTTTAGCAGATGCAATGGTAAATTGGATGCAAACCGGTAAATTGGCAGGTAAAGAGCTATTTAATAGTTTGATTGCTGACCTAACTCGTTATGAACTTAAACTACAAATGATGGAAGTGTATAAAGCAGCAAGACCTGGACTTCTTAGTTTGCTTACCCCTAGTTTTAATAATCAACCAGGGGTTCCTACAACTACACCCGATTTTGAAGGAGCAGGATTTTTTCTTAATCAAGCTAAAGGTGGAGCTTTTGATTTGGGTATTAAAACGTATGCCAAAGGCGGCATGTTTACTAACTCAATAGTAAATCAACCTACACTATTTAAATTTGCACGTGGAACAGGCCTAATGGGCGAAGCAGGGCCAGAGGCCATAATGCCCCTAAAGCGTGATAGTCAAGGTAATCTAGGAGTTAGTGGCGGTGGTCAAAAAACTGAAGTAGTTATCAACAATTATAGCAATCAACCAGCAACCACACAAGAAACCACAGATAGTCGTGGTAATAGAAAAATAGAAGTAGTAATTGGTGAAATGACTGCTGGCGAGTTTCAAAGAAGCGGCAGCACTTCACAAAGAGCTATGAGAAGTACTTTTGGGCTTGCGCCTCAGCTAATTAGGAGATAAATATGGCATATACCTATACTTGGCCGGCTTGGTTACCGCAAGTTCCACAAAAAGGCTTTACCGAAACTGGTGGCGTAAATATTATTAGAACTCCAACCGACGCTGGTCCTGCTAAACAGCGTCGCAGGGGTAAAAGGCCTAGTACACTAAATCTTACTTTTATAATGACTACTGCTCAAACTACTCAACTTGAAAGTTTTGTAGATTATACTATTAACGGTACAGCTCGTTTTGGATATCTACACCCTAGAACTAATCAAATTATAGAAGCCCGAATAGTACCTACTCAAGATGGTCAGTTATACACTTATACCTATCTTGCTCCAGGCTACTGGACAGTTGCACTAACTTTTGAAGTATTGCCATGAGTAGATTAACAACAATGAGTGCAGGTGCTTTACAAGCAGTATTTGCACAAGAAACAGAAAATGATTTAATATTGTTAGTTACTATATACGATCCACTAAATCCAACACAAGTAGTTTTGCGAATTTGTGATGGATTTACAGGACGCATATCAGAAACTGCAGATGAAGTAACTTACGGTGTTCCTAGTAGGGGGTTTAATTATACGTTCTTACCCGTGGATATTACCCTACCAGACGAAGCTGAAAATTCAGCACCACAATGTTCTATTACATTTTATGATGTAACACAGTATGTAATGCCAATTGCTCGTAGTATTAGTGGCAGACCGAAGGTTAAATTAGAACTAGTATTAACTTCTACCCCTGACGTAGTAGAGGCTAGTTTTACCGGATTTTATATTACTAGTTTTACTTATAATGCAGATAGAGTTACTGCAACTTTATCTATGGTAAACTATGAACTAGAACCCTTTCCACAATACTCATTTACACCAGTATATTTTCCAGGATTATTCTAATGTGGGCAAATAAATACATAGGCATACCTTTTAAAAGCAATGGGCGAGACTGGCACGGCGTAGATTGCTGGGGACTGGCACGCCTAGTGTATAAGGAAGAATTTGGTATTGAACTACCTAGTTTTACTGAACAGTATTACATAACTGATACACCCAGAATTGAAGAGCTAATAAATCAGTACAAAGAAGGTTGGGTACCTGTACAGGAACCAAAATGCGGTGACTTAATCTTATTTAGAATTTTTGGAAGTGCTAGTCATGTAGGTATACTAGTAGATGAAGGCAGATTTATACATAGCCGACATGGCTATGATGTAGCTATTGCTGAGTTAAATAGTACTCGCTGGCAACACAGAGTATTAGGGTACTTTAGATATGATTCAAATATTGCAGAAAAATTAAATGAACTACCCCCTGTACTAGAAACTAAAGTATTAACCGTTAGTGTTAATACACTAGATGAAGCATATGCCGATTTATCTAAACAGTTTGATATTGCCAATACCAATTCTGTTGTTTTATTATTAAATAATCATATAATACCAAAAGAATATTGGCCAATTACAAAATTACAGCCAAACGATATAGTTAGTTATAGACAAGTTGCCGGGGATGACGGTATGGTTCGTATGGCATTAGTTTTTGCCGTAGTTATAGCAGCACCATACCTAGCAAATTTTGCTGCAGGTGGTAGTATTGGTATTGCTGCAGGTGCTTCAGGTGCAGCAATTACTGGGGCAACTGCAGCTTTAGCTACAGCTGCAGTAAGTACTGTAGGTATGTTATTAGTAAATGCTATATTTCCTGTAAGACCACCCGCTGGTCCACAGGACCCAGGATCTACAGAAGCTCAACTAATGATAAATGGAGTAGCAAATAGAGCAACACCATATGAAGCTATACCCGTTGTCTTAGGCACTGTAAGAATTACTCCTCCATTAGCTGCTGAGAATTATATTACTTATCCTGAAGAGCGTAATTCTTATTTAACCACCGCAGTAGTGTGGGGATTTGGTCCACTTCAAATTACTAATCAAAAAATTGGCGATGTTGATATTAATAATTATA